ATGCCTTCGTTTTCAGCCAAGGTTGGGAAGGACATTATGGAGCATGTCTTTCTTGGCAACGTGATTGAGTCGCTTGAATTAGAGATCGAGAATGAATGGGCGTTGCTAACTGTCAATACGTTAGGAGCATCGGATAAGCGAGCGCCATTGGCGTCTAATATTCAATTTACCGAGGGCAACGTCTTTACGGCACCGATGGCGTCACTTGAAAAGAACGGGACGGACATGAGCGCGTCTGTAAACAGCCTGTCATTGACCGTAGAAACAGGCGCGAACATTGAGAACTCTCAAGGATTCGGGTCACGTTTCCCGAAAAAAGCGTTCATGGGTTCGATGGTAGTCACGTTAGAGGTCGCTCTCGGATTCGACAGCGACCAAGAGCTGATCGCCTTTTGGGGCGGCGCGGACGGTCCAAGCACTGACACATTGCAGGAATTCGGATACACGTTGCATCTAGGGAGCAATTTGGACATCATTTTCCCGCGTCTGATTTATACAGCATCGAGCCAACCGGTCGAAGGGCGGGAAGGAATTGTTCAGACAGTAACAGCGCGAGCCTTGTTTGACCAAGCGACAGGAACAGGACCCATTCAGGTGTCGCTGACGAACGACAAGGCATCGTATACAGTCGCATGAGGATAGGCAAAACGCTTATCCTCATCTGTTTTTTAGAAGGACGAAAACAAACGGAATTTGGAGGGAAAACGAATGGCTAAAAAATTGACTGCCGGTGTATTGAACGGAACAGCCTACCAAGAAACGATGACCGTGACGTGGAACGGAGAAGAATTTGAGGTGGATATTCGCCCTCTGAACAACAAAGAGGCACTGGAAGTCGAAGAACTCATGCAAGAAGGCGTGGCAGTGAAAGGAACGCCAACACTGAAAGGCAAGGTGGCACAAACACTTCAATTCGATACAAAAGCCAACCTGCGCGGCCGGAAACGGGCGGCAATCAAAGCCGTGGCATACGGGACGGTTGACCCGATGATTACAGAACAAGTAGTGGAAAACGAGTTCCCGCCGAAGTTGGTTGATGAAATCGCCAACCGAATTTACGAGATCACGGGCATCGGGAACAAACAACAAGTTCAAGAAGCGGTGGAAAACGATGATGATTCCTTTCTTCAGTCGTGAAGGAAGGAATTTTTATTTTCTCGTGAAAGAGTGTGGCGTTTCGCCACTCGACATTCCTTACATGACGCCCTTGCAACAAGAAGTGCTGATTGCACACCATAACAAGATTCAAAAAGAACGCCAAAAAGAAGCGGAGAAACTGCGTAGAAAGCTCCCTTCGCGAGTGCGTTTACGAAAGGGGAGATGATGCATGGCGGAACAAGTCGTTCAAATTGCCATTTCCGGTGTAGATGAAGTGTCCGGTATTTTGAACCGCGTCACCCGAAACGCGGAAAAGGCGTTCCAATCGGTTGAAAGTGCCATCGAATCGGTGCCGGACTTGGACATTCAAGCCGACATGTCTCCTATTGTCCGACTGGAAGGGGCAATTCGAGAACTCACTCAAGCCATCCGTTCCATGCCCTCCCCGAAAGTGGATACGTCTCAGGCAAGGGGCGAACTCAAGAAACTACAAGACGAAGCGGAGAATACGCAGAAATCGCTGAAAGACATTAATTTCGAGCCTGTCCTGTCCGGTATGGCGACAGGCGCAGGCATTTCAGCGGTTGTCGGGAAAGCGTTAGAGAGCGTAAACACGGAAACGAAAATTCGCGTATCCTTCGATGTTCCGCCAGAGTCCATTCAAACGGTCAAAGAAGCGACAAACACGGTCAAAGCGTACGGCATTGACGCGGAAAGCGCCCTAGAAGGCGTACGGCGTCAATTTGCGCTAAACGCGGATGCGAGTGACGCCGCAAACCGAAAGATTGTCGAGGGAGCCGGAGCGATTGCGGCCGCATATTCGGGAATCGACTTTACGGAGCTTATTCAGGAAGTGAACGAAATTGGCAGCGAACTTGAAATGTCGGATCAGCAAGCGATTGAACTCGTCAACGCCTTGCTACGTGTTGGCTTCCCGCCCGAACAACTCGACATCATTTCGGAATACGGCCAACAATTGCAACGAGCTGGGTTTGAAGCGAACGAAATTCAAGCAATTTTCGCCGCAGGGGTCGAAACGGGAACGTGGAACATCGACAACCTGCTTGACGGTCTCAAGGAAGGCCGCATTCGCCTTGCGGAGTTCGGCCAAGGAATTGACGAAACGACTGCTGAACTCTTGAAAGGAACGGGCATTTCGGCGAAGCAGTTGCAGGCATGGGGGCAGGCCGTTGCGGCCGGCGGTGACAAAGGGAAACAAGCCATGCAACAGGTCGCCAAAGCGTTGATGAACGTGGATGATGAAACGAAGCGAAACGCCTTGGGGGTTGCGATTTTCGGTAAACGAAGGTTGTGCCGAAACAAAACCGGGCAAAATCGGTGGAAGCTAAGTGAATCGGCGTGAAGTTGGAGCCGGTTCATATGCCAACACCGAGGTAACGGGGAACACCACCCCGCACCGTAGAGCGTAGGCGGTGAGCGTTATGGGAGCAATAATCCGCCCAAGAGTGTCCGGCAACCAACGTTTGTTGGTTGAAAATGTACGCCGAACCGGGCTGGAATTGACCAGCCGTATCCCGAAAAGGGTATGAGGGAAACCTCCGGAAGCAGGGGATAAAAAGCCCTTGCGATAACAAATTGACAATGTGGGAAGACCAAGGAACGAACATCGCGGAAACGCTTCTGAACATGAATAAACACCTGAATGACGCGAACAACAATCAGAGTTTGTTCAATCAGACGGTGCAACAAATGAATGCCGACCCGATGGTGCAAATGCAAAATGCGTTCAACGATTTAAACACGGCTCTAGCTCCGGTGTATCGAGGGATTGCTGATGTGGTAAGCAAAGTAGCGGAGTGGATTTCTGAAAACCCGAAATTGGCGGCAACCATCGCGGCGATTGTCACGGTGATTGGCATTATCACCGGATTATTTTTGACGCTCGCCCCGATTGTGTCTACGATTGCTACAGCTATGGGCGTGCTTGGCGTCAGTTTTGGGGCGATTGCGGCGCCGGTGTTGATTGTAATAGGCGTTATAGGAGCACTCATCGCTATCATCATTTTGCTATGGAAGAACTGGGATTCTGTCAGTAAGTTTCTGTCGAACTCGTGGAACGCGATCAAAAGCGTGGCGCAAACCGTGTTCAGCGCACTTGGAGCGTTCTTCGTGAGTGTATGGGAAGGCATCAAGAGCGTATCCATCACGGTCTGGAACGCCATCAAATCAGCCTTGTCAACGGCGTGGAACACCATCAAAACGGTCGCTTCTACCGTTTTCGAGGCAATCAAAACAGCGATTTCGAATATTTGGAACACGATTAAGAGCGTGACCTCGACCGTATGGAACGCCATCAAGTCGGCGTTGACGGCAACATGGAACGGCATTAAATCTGCCGTCTCGGCGGTCTTTAACGCGATCCAAACAGTGATTTCGACCGTGTGGAACGCAATTCGCACCGTGACGACAACGGTATGGAACGCCATCCGTTCGGCTTTGACTACTGCATGGAACGCGATTAAGTCTGCGGTTTCTTCTGTTTTCAACGCGATTCGGAACGTGATTTCAACCGTATGGAATGCCATCCGTTCTGTCACATCGAGTGTATGGAATGGCATCAAAAGCGCAATCAGTTCTGTTATCAACGGCATCCGTTCGGGAATTTCAAGCACGTTCAACAGTATTCGCAGTATCATTTCGAGCGTATGGAACGGAGTGAAAAGCGCAACATCCAGCGCATGGAACAGCGTGGTTAGCTCGGTTCGTGGAGCGGTAAACAAAGTCATTGGCTTTATTAACCGCATGATTAACTCGATTAATAGCGTTCGCATTCCGATTCCGAAGATTCCGGACTGGGTTCCGGTGATCGGCGGACGCGGAGGCGGCTCGATTGGGTTCAATATCCCGAACATCCCGCGCTTGGCAACAGGTGGTGTGGTTGACGAGCCAACGCTAGCCATTGTCGGTGACGCGGGAGCAGGAAACCCAGAGATCGTGGCACCGCAACGAATGTTGCGAAGCATCATTCGTGAAGAACTGCAAAACAGCGGAAAACAAGGCACAGAGAGAATAGAAATTGTCGTCCCTGTCATCATGGACGGCAGGGAAATCATGCGAGTGGTCACGCCTTATATCGACCGTGAACTCGGTCAGCGGCGCATCGGGAAAATGAGAGCAAATGGCGTAGGGGGTAGCATCTTGTGATTACGTATGACGGGTTTGACCTTTCACCGTATCTACTCGTTCGAGACATTGGTCGCCCTTTAATGCCACCGCAAGAAATCACATCCATGTCTATCGCCGGAAGGCATGGCGCGTATTTCTTGGAGAAGCGGCATCAGTCGGTTGTCATTCCTGTCGAGGTGGTCATCTTTGAGCATCTCGACATGTCATATTTTGAACTGAAACGCTTCTTGGCCGGAAAACTGAACAAGAGCGAGCCGAAGCCACTCATCTTCGATGACGAGCCGGACAAGTACATTAACGCCATCATTCAAGACCAAACAGAGATTGACGACCTGATCCGAGCCGGACAAGGAACGTTGAATTTCTTCTGTCCTGACCCGTTCTATTACGCGATTGAGGACGAAGTATTTGAGTTCAGCGGCACTGGCGTGTATGTCGTCAATCGACAAAAGGGAAACGAGTATTCAGAGCCGCTGATTGAAATCCAAGGGACGAACAGCGGCGGCGCGATTGGCATCCGCACGCCTTTTACGTCCGTCCGGTTTTCGGGAGCGTTGCAACAAGGGGAGACCCTTGTCTTGGACAGCCAGCTTGTCACCGCGTACATTGTCGACGGATATGGGAACAGACGGTCAGCGAATCAGCATTTGGACTCGATGGATTTTCCGTTTTTGGACATCGAGGAAAACGAGGTTGAGTTTTTCACAGAGGGAAGCGCAACGGTTCAAAAGGCGACGGTTTACGCTCGAAGCCGATGGATTTAGAAAGAGGTGAAACCATGGCGCAAACTCCTTATCGCGACCTAACAAGCCAAGACATTTTGGCTGCCCATATTTCGGGCTTGCAACACGACATCAACAAAATGCAGGCGGTTTTAGAAATGCAGACGGCGCAAGAGACAGGGCACGTATTGACGCCTGTGGCCGACCAAGACGATCCGACTATTCGCTATCGGATTTACGAAGGAGCGATCCGCAATTGGCTGGACGATCCGGCGCCCGTTATTTATCGGAACGGCGTGCAAGTCGATCCTAGCGAATACGAAATCAGTCCGGCGCATGGCGTCGTGGTTTTTCACGACCAACAAAATTTGAACGATACGATCACAGCAGACTTTACGTACATCACGAACGTTTCAGCGTGGAGACAAAACGTTGAGGGAAGCATTGGAAGCATTCCTTCGTTGCAACAGGTCGTGGATCAACATTCGCTGTTGCTGGCCAACAATCCGGCAGGAGTAGAGCCGTTTTATCCCATTTCAGGCACGTATGTCAGCCATTTCCGGCGCGACTACAACCCGTTGAACGGGGACGGGACATATAACATGAACAGCCACGTGCCGGCTTTTCGGATATTGGTTTACGGCAACACGATTGACGCTTTCCCTTTTCCAGTGCCGACAAAAACCCGATTCAACAAAGCGGCGATGAAACTGAATTCGGCCAGCACGAACGTATCGTTGCGGATTGGTATTTACCGCGACAACGGAAGTTTGCGTCCAGGCGAATTGTTATTCCAAAGTCCTGTCATTACCATTCCGGCGGCCGGAGGATGGGGAATGGTCGACATTGATTTGGAATTAGAAGCGGGCTTCTATTGGATTGCAAGACACGATGGGGCGACAGCGTACTATGACGGATTGAATCAAGTCAGCGCCATTCCCATTGTGAAATTCGACGCTCAAACGTTCTTGCAAGATTTAGCGGAGCGCACGAATCCTCATACGGTTTACGGCGGCTATCGGGCGACGAATATCCCTTTTGGCGATATGCCAGCGACGTTTCCGGAAAGTGGAGCGTTGTTTCAACGAGCCACATATTGCTCGCCTTGGCTAGTCGTGGCGTGAGGTGACGCCTATGCTGAAATACAATCAGTTGAGAGTCGGGCGGTATAACCTGCTTGGCAAGATTCGATACAACAGCCAACCGCCGCAACGACAGCAACCCCTGTACAATCGACTGTCCAACGCCTTGTTGGTCGTGTATGACCAAGAAGGGAATCGACTTGGCGTATTGGAAAACGCTGATGACCCGATTTTGGAACAAGAGATTGGCAGTGTGGATACGCTGACGTTTTCCCTTCCATACAACGATCCAAAACGAGAGTACATTCAAAACGAAAACATCGTCGAAGTGGTCAATCAGCGTTATTTCATTCGCGATGTCTCAAAAGTGAGAGCCGGAGGGCGGCTCGAACTCGTTGTGTATTGCGAAGCGACATGGTACGACCTGCAATATACCGAGCCGATGAAAGTATGGAGTTGGCAAGACGCTACGCCGGAACAAATCATGGCGGATATTTTGGACGGGACGGATTGGTCGGTTGGGCGTGTGGAAGTAACAGAACGACGCAACCTTCAGTTGGAAGAAGGATTGACGAACCGCCTAAAAGCTTTGAGGGAGCTTCCTAACGTCTTTACAGGGGAGCTGTGGTTCAATACAAGCAATAATACGGTCGATTTCTTGCGGCCGGAAGGAAGAGATTCCGGAGCGTCTATCGTCTATCGAAAGAACATGAAAGAAATCGAGGTAAATTATAGCACGAAAGACCTTGTCACGAAGCTGTACCTGTACGGAAAGAACAACATGACGATTGAAGACGCCCATCCAGAAGGATTGCCCTATATTGAAAACTATCAATATACGACCAAGAGGAAAGTGCTTGTGGCAAAAGACGAGCGTTTCACCAACCCGTTCCACCTTTACGAGCGCGGTTTGTATGCCTTGAGCATCTTGTCGCGTCCGACTGCTTCATACGTGATGAAAGTCGCCGACTTGTCGAGACTGTCGGGGTTAAGCCATGAACAATTCGCCCTTGGCGATAACGTGTTTGTGTACGACAAAGAATTGGGCATCAATGAGAAAAAGCGCATTGTTCGTTGGAAGTACAACATCAAAAAGC